TGCTAACAAAAGATTAAGTTCATCTGGTACAACAGCAGAACAAACAACATCAGATGAATTAACTTCATTTAATTCTGATGGATATACTTTAGGAACGGGCGATAATGTAAATAGAAGTGGTAATAATTATGTTTCATGGAACTGGAAAGCAAATGGGGCAGGTTCAGCTAATACAGATGGTTCTATAAATACTACATCTACTTCTGTTAATACTACAGCAGGTTTTTCAATATCAACATATACAGGAACAGGTTCAACAGCAACATTCGGTCATGGATTAGGAGCAGTGCCTAAAATAATACTTATAAAAAGAACAAATGATACAGAGCATTGGCAAGTTTATCATCAATCTTTGGGTAATACAAAAGTTATAGAATTATCTAGTACTGGAACAGCATTTACTGATGCAAATAGATGGAATAACACTACACCAACAAATTCATTAGTTTATCTTGGAAACCATGCTTCAGTTAATGCAAGTGGCTCAACTTATGTTGCTTACTGCTTTGCAGAAAAAACTGGTTACAGCAAGTTTGGTTTTTATACTGGTAATGGAGCATCTGGAACAAATCCAAATGTAGATGGGCCATTTATATATACTGGTTTTAAACCTAAATGGATTTTAATTAAACATTCTGGTGGTGGTTCAGCGTCTGGAGAACATTGGAATCTACAAGATGTAAAAAGGTCTCCTAGTAATCCATCAATAGTAATGTTGAGTCCAAACCAAGATTCTGCTCAAAATTCTACAAATAATAATGGAATAGATTTTTTATCTAATGGTTTTAAAATAAAAAATAATGATGGAAGATTAAATAATTCTAGTGCAACATACATTTACATGGCATTTGGTCAATCATTAGTAGGATCTAATAATATCCCTTGTACTGCGAGGTAATCTCGCATGTATTTTGGGACTACACCCTTTTCGGCAGCAGCATTTTCTGATGTAGGATTTAATCCTAACGCATTCGTCAATGTAACAGGCCAAAGAATAAATGTATCAATTGGAAACGTAACACAAACAGCTGACGCTAATTTTTCAGTTACAGGTCAAAGATTAAATATATCAACAGGTGATTCAACTATTGTAGCAAAAGCATTAGTTGCATTAACAGGTAACAGATTAAATATAGCTAAAGGAACAGCACAGGCTGCAATACCAAAAGACGTACCAGTTACAGGAAATGAATTTGAGATATCAGTTAGTAGTGTAACAGCAAAAGCTGGCTCTAAACCAACTATAACAGGTAATAGAGCAAACATTGGTGTTGGTAATATTACTATTATAGGTAAAGCTAATATTAGTGTAACGGGTAACAGAGTTAATATATCTGTAGGAAATGCGGTACCTAAGGCAAATGCAGTTGCTGTAGTAACAGGTAATAGATTAAATATATCAACAACTGCTTTTGGCACTGGTAATTTTGATGTATTTGCAAAAGCTAAAGTATTACCAGACGGTAATAGATTTAATGTAGCTGATTCAGATATTACATTAAGGATGTGGGAAAACGTTCCTACTAATGCAACACAAACTTGGACGGAGATACCATAATGTTATTTGGAGCAACACCTTTTGCATCAACAACCTTTGCTGGCGTAGGCATTCAAAATGTTGTAGTATTGGTTAACGGTAAAAGAGTCAATATTAACGTAGGAAACACCACTGTTGGCTTTGGAGTTCAGCCTACAGGTAACAGATTTAACCTTGCAACAGGTAGTGTTTCTGTGATAGGATGGAGTGAAATAGATCCAAACGCAACAGGGACATGGGTTCCAATAGACCCATTGAACCCATAGGAGAATTATGGCATCGAGTACATCAAGTGATTTAAAATTAGAGTTAATTACCACAGGTGAAAAGTCTGGTACCTGGGGTACAATTACAAATACAAATTTACAAATATTAGAACAAGCATCAACAGGTGTTTTAGCGTTAGGAGTATCATCTGGCACAGTAGCATTATCTTTAGCAAATCATGCTACAGCAAATGGTAAAAGTTTTTATTATAAATTAACTGGAACTTTATCTGGCAATGTAACAGTAACAATGCCAGACTCAGCAGAAAGAGTTTTTGTTGTAGAGGATGCTACAAATAGATCATCTAGTAGTTACACTATAACAGTTAAAACTGTTTCGGGGACAGGGGTTACATTACCTGCTGGATCAGTGACGCTATTATTTTCTGATGGCACAAATATCACAGGAAAATTACAAACAAAAGGTTACTATACTGTTCCTGGTGCCTATACAGCTGTAAAAGGTGATCAATTATTAATTGATACTTCTTCAGGTGGTATTAATAGTTCTGTAACAGTGACCCTACCAGCATCACCTGCTGTTGGTGATGAAGTTACTTTTATTGATAGTGGTAATTTTGTTAACTCTAATAATCTTACTATTGCAAGAAATGGATCTAATATTTTAGGTGCAGCTTCTAACTTAGTAGTCAGTGTAAATGGTTCAGCGTTTACTTTAGTATATGTTAATGCAACTAGAGGCTGGGCATATAAAGATAAAATATAGGGGCTGAGACGTGGCTCTCATTGATTTTAAATTTAAACCTGGAATAGATAAGCAAAATACATCTGTTGGTGCAGAAAATAGTTGGGTAGATTCTGACAATGTACGATTTAGATATGGACTTCCAGAAAAGGTTGGTGGTTGGTCGTCTCTTATAACAGATACAATAGTAGGAGTGGCTAGAGCACAACACGCTTTCGTAGATCTAGATGGCAATAGATATGTTGCTATAGGAACAGATAAATTTTTACTTATATATTTTGAAGGACAACTTCATGATATAACTCCACTTAAAACTACATTAACTTCTGCAACAATTGCTACTACAAATAATTCAGCAACTTGTACAATTACAAAATCTGCACATGGTTTAGCTATAGGAGACATTATACAATTAGACAATGTTACATTACCAGGTGGTACAGGTTATCAAAATTCTGACTTTGAAGATAAAAACTTTCAAGTTATAACAGTACCCACAACAAGTACATTTACAATTACACAAGCTAGTAGTGCAAGTGCAACTGTATCTACAGGTGGTAGTTTAAGTATAAAACCTTTTGAACCTGTTGGCCCAAGAGCACAGTCATATGGTTATGGTTGGGGTATTGATACATGGGGCACAGGTAATTGGGGTGAAGCAGCTTCAGCTTCTAACGTATCACTAGAACCAGGACTATGGTCATTAAGTAATTTTGGTGAAGTATTAATCGCAACTATTGGAAATGGTAAAACATTTACTTGGAATGCAGGTGCTGCATCAGCTTTATCAAATCGTGCATCAACAACAACATCTAATTTTCAAACAACTAACAACCCTACAGCTAGTAGAGTTACTTTAATATCTCCAACAACTAGACACTTAATTCATCTTGGCACTGAAACAACAATAGGAACATCATCAACTCAAGACAATATGTTTATACGATTTTCAGATAGAGAAGCTATAAACACATACACACCTACCGCAACAAATACAGCAGGGTCTCAAAGATTACAAGATGGAACTAAAATTTTAGCTGCAACTAAAGCAAAAGAAAATATATTAATTTGGACAGACAACGCGCTATACACAATGAAATTTGTAGGTGCTCCTTTTACATTTGGTTTTGATCAAGTTGGTACAAACTGTGGTATCATAGGAAAGAATGCTGCCGTAGAAATAGATGGTGCTGCTTTTTGGATGTCAGCAAAAGGTTTCTTTTTATTCGATGGTACAGTTAAATCACTACCATGCACTGTGGAAGATTTTGTTTATGATAATTTTGATACTACAAAAGGCCAACAAGTTTATGCTGGTTTAAATAATCTATACACAGAAATAATTTGGTACTATCCATCTAGTGGATCAGAATATAATGATAAATATGTAGTATATAATTATGGAGAAAATACTTGGTATACAGGGACAGAAGCTAGAACAAGTTGGATGGATGCAACTGTGTATCAAAATCCTTTTGCTACAAAATACGATGTTTCTGCATCAGGAACTTTTCCTGCTATCGTAGGTGAATCAGGTTTAGGACAAACTACATATTTTGAACATGAGGTAGGAACAGATCAAGTTAATCCAAATGGAACTACAACTACTATTTCATCTTTTATACAATCTTTTGACTTTGATATAGCAAATCCAGAAATGGGAGAAGGAGAGTTTTTCTTAGCTGTTAGAAGATTTATACCAGATTTTAAAAATCTACAAGGAAATGCAAAAGTTACCTTGGCAGTCAAACGATTTCCACAACAATCTTCAACAAACACTTCACTAAGTCCGTTTACAATTACCCCATCAACAAATAAAAAAGATACACGTGCTAGGGGTAGATATGTTAATATAAAGATAGAGAACGATGCTGTCAGTGAATCTTGGAGATTTGGCACATTTAAGATAGATATACAACCAGATGGTAGAAGATAATGGCTAAAATTATTATAAGAGTACCAGAACCTAAAGAGAAATATGATGTTTCTAACCAGAAACAAATCAATAGATCATTAGCTAGTCTCGCAGAACAGCTAAATTCTACCTATTTAAACGAAATAAAAGAGGAGCAAGAACGATTTTCTTGGTTTTTAAGTGGCTAATATATATACAAACGTAAAGTCTGATTTGACAACTACTGGAAATACTAGTATTTTTACAGTTCCTGCAGCTACTACTGCAATTGTTAAGTCTTTTATAGTATCAAATGACTCTGCAAACAATGACACTATAGAGATAACTATAGTGGATACCTCAGATGGTATATTTAATTTGTTTAAAAGTCAGGCTATTAATGCTAATAGTACAGTAGATTTGTTAACAAATCCGTTAATTTTAACGGAAGGAGAACAGATAAAAGTGCAAGCTACAACTGCAGATAGATTGCATGTTATTTTATCTATGTTACAATTGAATAGGGATTAAATTATGGCATTTAAAGAACCAGGTTCAGTTCGCTACGAAACAATAAACGGCAAACAAGTGCCTGTTGTTGAGTGTGAAGCCGAGATAGTTTTAAGGAATACTAAAACTAATTATGAGTATTCTTCTGATAAAGAAGCAGAAGATGATATTGCAAACCCAGAAACAGATACAGTAAGAGCAGATGTTACTAGATCAGTTAAAATTAAAGTAGCGGAGATGCCACCATTAGGTGCTGCATCAGATGAATAATTATGGCAATCAATAGAACAATGATGAAAAGACAAATGTACAGAGGCGGTGGCCTTGGAGTTGTTCCTAGAGAACAATATGGACTTGGTAGTTTTCTTAAAAAAACTTTTAAAAAAGTTACAAAGCCTTTTGTAAAGGTAGCACAAAAATTAGTACCAAAAGAAATAGCTAAACCTTTGATGGTAGCCGCTCCTTTCTTAGGCCCATACGCTCCACTAATCTATGCAGCAGGTTCAGCAAAAGCTACAGGTGGTATAGATCCAATGAAACTAGCACTGACAGCTGCACCTTACGTTAAGTTTGAAGGTATTAAACCAGTTGGTTATGGTGGATCTAAATATGGAATGTTTGGTGGAGAAGAAGTTGGATTTGGTAAAAGAGCACCAGGAGAAACATTTGGGTCAATGGATAGTCCAACTGGAGTAGAAACAGCACCAGGTGATTTAAGAGGAACTAGTTTAGCACAACAGATAGATAAAGGTGCTAGTAAACAATTTGATGCACTAGCTAAAGGTAAAGATACAGCTAGCATAAAAGAAGTTGCAATAGATACAATAACAAGTCCTACAACTTTAATATCAGGTGGTGTATCACTTGCTCAATACATAGATGCTAAGAAAAAAGAAAAAGAAGATAAAGGAATAGAATTTACAGAAGAAGATTACAACAATGCAGTAAATGAATACTATGCTGAATATTCAGAAGGATTCGATAGAGGTTTTGGTCAAACAGGTGGTATTGCACAAACTAGAGAAAAATATGGCGATGGTTCGGGGCCAAGTGGCAATAGATTAAAACAGTTATATACTCTAAGAGAAGAAGCTATGGAAAAAGGTGACGATGATAAAGTCATAGAACTAGATCAAGAAATAGGATTAATACTTAAAAAATATGCAAAAGGTGGTAGAGTTCAATTAGGAGAGGGATCAGACGATCCTGAAAAAAGTCAAATGGCTCTTGATATGTTTGGCAAAGACATAAGATTATTAGATCAAGATGAAATGGATATGTTAGATGAAGAGTATAATATTAAAAAAGGTATAGTAGAATTAGCTAAAGGTGGTAGAGTTCAATTAGCTAGTGGAACAGCTGAACCACAAGGTATTGCAAAAATACTTACACGTTCTGGATTATTAACTGATTTAGCACAAAAAGTTTTTAATAAAAAAAATACAAAATCACCAAATATACCTAGAGAAAAAATAATGGCAGGCCCAATTATGGTAGGAGATGACAGTGATTCAGAAGATGCACCACAGATAGTAGCAACAATAGAATCTAATCCTTTTACTAAAAAAGGTATGGCTAGTCCCATAACAGAATTTCAAAAAAATATTGGTAATGCAATTATAGGTATTAGAAGCGGTATGGATCAAAACATCGTAGCAGATATGTTAGAGAACCAAAGAATACAAATGGGAATACCAGAAGAAGATGCTAAAGTTGCAGTTACAGATTTCATGTCTAGTTTTCAAGGAATTCAATAATGGCTGAAACAAACAATTTAGATGATCTACCAAGAGGATTACAGATTGATACTACAACATATAATCCTATTCCTGAAGATGCATTACCAAACGAAATAGAAAATGTAGCTAAAATTATGTTAGGCCCTGGAAGTGCAGGTTTAGGTGAACCTGAAGATGGCACAATGAAAGGTTATCAGTTTTTTAGAGATCAGTATCTACCTGAAAAAGTAAAAGAGTTATCAGAAAATTTTGGCTATTCTGAAGATGAAATATATGGAATGATTAATACAAGACTTAGAGAATATGTTGGATCACCAGGAAAACCTAAAATGGCTAAAGGTGGACAAGTAAAACGTGTAGGTCTTAGAGGTGGTAAAGATGCTGCTCAATCTGATTTTAGTCCAGGGCCAGGTGAAGTAGGTTCTGATGCAGGATTTGATAATACTAGTAAGTCCCAAGTAACAGAAATAAACATACCAAATGCACCTACTGTGTTTGATATTAATAAAGTCGGTGATCCATCACAAAACCCTGAATCAATAAATGTTAGAGGTGGTATAAATTATACACCTTCATTTACACCTAAACCTAGCTTTGTAAAAAAAACTATTACTAAAGGTACAAATTTTGTAAAGTTTGTATCTCCTTTTTTAGTTAACGCAGCTTTTGGTACTTTTGTTCCTAATAAAGTTAAAAAAGGTTTAGCATTAATTAATTTAGCAAATAATTTAAATGTAATAGCTGATAAGTCTGCAAAAGATATTATAGAAGAAGATATGGCAATATCACCTGATGGTAGAACAGAATTTAGAGGGGGCGGTAAATATCAAGGTGTTGGTGGTTATGGAAGGGGTAGAAGCACAAGAGCTAAAGCACCACCATCAATGGGATTTGGAAATCCACCACCAGGTAAAAAATCTAGTGGCGGCGGAGGTGGTGGTAGTAAAACCAAAACAAAAAAACCTACAATCGTCGATACAGGAAAAGCAATAGGAAATGTTTTTCTCCAAGGTTTAAAAGGTTTACGTGGTAATCTTAAAAATCCAGGAGCTAATGTAAAAGCTGCTTTAACAGCTGCACAAAGAGCAAGATTAAATGAAATCATACAAAGCAAAGGAACATCAAAAGGAACGATTGATTATTCAGATTATGGTAGTCCTACTAAAACCTTTAGTGGTATTAAAGGCATGAGTCCTATGGATGCTTCCATAGCAACCACTTTTGGAGCGGGTAGTTTTTCAATAGATCCAAAAGGTAAAGTTACTTTAGGTGGTGATAAATATGACTTTGGATCTGGTTCTAATAACCCTATTACTAATTTTATTAATGAAGGTGGATTTATGGGAACATCACTTGGAAAAGGTATTTATAACCTAGGAGGCAAATTAGCCGATCTAAGATCAGGTGCAAAAGATGGTGGTCAGCCTAAAAAAATACCTATACGAAGCAACAAATATGGTGTAAAAGAGTTAGATTACAGGAAGTCTGGTGGTTTTGTACCAATCGGTATAAAAGAAAAAGCAGACGATGTCCCTGCCATGTTATCTAAAAACGAGTTTGTCTTTACAGCTGATGCTGTTAGAGGTGCAGGCGGCGGTAGCATTAATAAAGGCGCACAACGAATGTATAATTTAATGAAGAATTTGGAGGCTAGAAAAGCATAATGTCAACTACTACTACGATATCTAGACCATCGCCATACGTAGAAGCGTTTGGTAAAAAACTTACAGAAAAAGTTGTAGATCAAATAGGAAAACCAGTAGATACAAGTAAATTTGCTCCTCAAGTAGTTGGAGTAGATCCGTTTACACAACAAGCTATACAAAGAAGAGCAACAGCAGGTGGCCTCGGTCAAGTAACATTTGACCCTACAACAGGCGCTGCAACAGGAGTTGGCACTGGTACGGGGATCGCGGCTTATGAACCTTTCATAGATCAAGCAAAAGCTATGACAGGGCCTGATGCTTACAAACAATTTTTATCACCATATCAACAAGAAGTTATAGACAAAACGCTAGAGGGTTTTGATAGACAACAATCCATACAAAGAGGTCAAATAGGACAAGCTGCTATTGAAGCAGGTGCATTTGGTGGAGGTAGAGAAGGTGTTGCTCTAGGTGAATTTGATAAAGAATCTTTATTTAACAGAGCAATGTTAGAAGCAGGTTTAAGACAACAAAACTTTCAACAAGCACAAGCATTAGCTTCTCAAGGTTTTGATCAACAAACAAATTTAGCCCAAGTAGTTCCAGGTTTAGAATCAGCAACAGCTGCAGAGATTGGTAGATTAGGTTCTGAAGGTTTTGCATTTAGACAAGCAGTACAAGATGCTGAAGCAGAAGGTGCAAGAATGGCAGCTTTTGAACCGTATCAAAGATTAGGTTTTGCACAAGATGTGTTATCTGCACAATATGGTGGTGGATATGGAACAAGATTCCAAGAACAACCAACACAAAGTCCTCTACAACAGGCTTTAGGAGCAGGTATCGCTAGTGCAGGTATTATAGGAGCACTAAGAGGATAATGTTTTTTAAAAGACCCAGTTTTAAATACGGCGGTCAAGCCGAAGGTATTAAGCAAACAGTTAGAAGAAACTTTAGTGCTGGTACTAACCCAAATAGAACAGGTAACGCTTTTGTTAAAGATATATTTGAATCAAAAGCACCTACTAGTTTTAACGTAATGAATCAAGGTATAGGTCAGGGTTTGGAAATGAAACAACCTAGCGCTGCTATGGGTATGGCTAACTTTGATGATTCTTACCTATCATCTGTACTACAACCTAAAGAAAAAATGATATCTGAAAATTTAGGTGATGCTTCTATTGCAGAACAAATTGCAATGGAATCAGGTTCAACTGCAGTTAAAACAGATAAAAAAGAACCTCCAGGAATTTTTGGATTTAAATTTGATAGACCAATTACAGGAGAAGATTTATTAGGTGAGACAGGTAAAGAAGTTCTTGAAGAAAAAAGACAAGCAAAAAGAGATGAGATACAAGCAAGTATAGATGCAAGAGCAGAAGAAAAAAATGTTGCTGATTTTGATACATCTAAATTACCTAAAGATGATTTAAAAGATACAGAAACTACAGGTAAAGACGATTTTGCAACAGCTGATGATTTAGCTGCAAAAAATTTAGCTAATAATCCTGGTGGAGCATTAACAGATCTTGAAAAAGAAAGCGCACTAACAGGTAAAGATATACCCATGTTTGAAAAATTTTTAGGCCCCAAAGAGGCAGAGATAAAAAGAAAAGCATATCTAGCCGCAGCCAAAGCTGGATTTAGATTAATGAAAAAAGATGTAGCTACTGTAGGTGAAGCAGCAATAGTTGATGCTGAGAAAATATTAAAAGAAAAAGCAGATTTAGAGAGAGTTGCTGCATTAAAAGGATTAGACTTTGAAAAAGATATGTTAATCAACCAAATGAAAATAGATGCAAAATTACTTTCAAAAGACCCTAGCAGATTAATGCAAATGGAAAATTTCTATACACAAAGATTTAAAGCAATATACGGTGATAAAATTACAGATGCAGAGGCAAGAGCAGCTGCTCAAAGTTATATGGCTTCATATGGATCAAGTCAAACAAAAGGTTTTATAGATGCAGGTAAAGAGAACGCTGCTATATTAGCAAGAAACGCAGGTTTTCCTGATGCTACAGGAAAAGATGCACAAACATTTCAAAAAGTAGGTTATGCAATTGCTACTGATCCTACAGGCACATTAAATGCCGCTAATATGTTTGCAATCCCTACAAAAGAAACAACGATAAAAGGTGATGATGGTAAAAAATCAAAACAAACATTACCTGATTTTAATGATTTTGCTTTTACAAAAGGATCATATTACTACAATACAGATGGAACTATATTTGAATATACAGGAGAAACTACAATAACAACTTTAGAATCCTATCAAAAAGCAATACAGAATAACGAGTTTAGAGTTTATTCACCAACAAAATCTGTAAGTCCAACATAGGAGGTTTAAATGGGAGTTAATCCTTTAGCACTAACATCTAGTGTTTCTAATATAGAAAACCCACCCTTTAATGAAGCAGAAAAAGATAACGAAGTAGCAACATGGGAATCTGTATTATCTGGTGTAGGTTCTGGTTTAATTAAAGCTGTTGGTAATACAGTATCATTAGGTGCAGAACTAATCGACCTTGGTGCTGACACAAATACTGCAGCGCAAGTAGAAGCATACTTTGAAAAAATAAATCCATTTGATGAAGCAGCAGAGGCAACAACTGCAGGTAAAGTAACAGAGGTATTATCTCAATTAGCAATACCTGGAACAGCAGGTTTTAAATTAGCGAGTGCGGGGGTCAAAGGTTCAAAGATGGCTAGTAAAGCTATCAAAGCAAAAAAGAATAATAAATATTTAGAAAGAAACAATGGTTTAAAAGGTTTAGAAGAATTAAAAAAAGCAGAAAAGTTTTATAATAAAAAAAGATTCGTAGCTGGTATAGCAGGTGGAACTGCAGCAGAGATAGCTGTATTTGATGAAGATGTAGGTACATTTGGTACTACTTTTGATTTTGGAATTACTAAGTTAGGTGATGACGATTCTTTAGAAGGAAGAGCAGATGCATTTCAATCTTTAATTAACAGAGGTAAGTTTGGTTTAGAGAGTATATTATTAACTGGTGTTATATCGGGTGTTGGAACAACAGCTAAACTTTTAGCAAATCATGGTAAAGAATTATATTTATCGAACAATAGAATGTTTCAATTTATTGATAACTACATAGGAAGTCCTTTAAGAGCAAGAGAAAAACTATCGCCAGAAGCATTTGAATTAAAACGAGAAGCAATAGGTATAGCTTCTAGATCTAGAAGAGAAGCTACTCGTTCAGTAAATAATTTAAATGCAAGTATTAATCAATTATTTGGTAAATTTAGATTTAGTTTATCTGAAGCAGAAAAAATACAAAGAGATAAAATAATGAAACAAGTTGGTAGAGTTGTTATGTCAGGTGAATCTAGACTTATTAAAGATGATAAAGGTAGAAGTTTAATAGAATTTGGTGGTAGTTTAAAAAATCCATTAAAAGGTTTTGATGAAAGTCAAGTAAGTAAATTAAAAAATTTATTACGTGGCACATCAGGAGCAAAAGATTTTGATAGATTATATCAAAGTATGTATTACACTAGATTAGTTGCAGATGATGTTAGAAATACTTTTTACAATACTGACTTAGTTCAAAAGGCAGCAGGTAAAAGATATAAACAATTAGTAGAAAATAAAATAGGATCATTTTTTGAAACTGCGTTTCCGTTAATAGAAACAAAAAGTTTAGCTAGATTTTTACAATATAAACCTTCTAGAGATACAGTTAAAACAGTAAGAGATGAATTAATTAAAGTAAGTAAAGCAAATCCAAATTTAAGAAGAGATTATGGTGGTAATGGAATGACACCTGAAACAGCGGACTCTGTAATAGATCAAATAGTAAAAGCAAATGAAATAAAATTAGGTAGATTTACCACCAAAGAAGGATTACAGGGAGTAGAGGATACTTTACAAAGATTTGGACAAGCAACAAAAGAACAAGTTAGACAAGCAAAAGGTTTAGATGATCTTTTAGGAACTAGAAAAGTTAGACCTTTTGAAGATGCAGAGGCATTATTAATTGATTTTACTGCACCAACACAATTATCAAAAGCAACACTACAAAAAGAATTTTTAGGTAATAAAAATTTAAGAAAAATATTAGGAGATGAAGGTGATATTAGAATTAGATTTTTCAACACAGTAGAAACTCTTACAAACTATAATACTAAATTAAATTTAGGTAGATCAGTAATAAACGCTATAAAAAATGCAGAGTCTGCGTTTGGTATAGTTGATGCAAAAATTCCTGTAGCAGGTGCTATTAGAGCAGCTGATATTAAACCAGGGTCAGCGGCTGATAGAAATTTACCAATAGGTTTTAGTAATAAAGAAACAGCTAGAGCAATATTAGGCGAGGTTCCTGGTGTAGATTTTTATAGAAATGTAATTATGAAAGACCCAAGTTTCTTTGAAACTTTTGGAGCAACAGCTGCTACAAATAAATTTAATCCTTTTGGTGAAATGGTGTTTCATCCTAAAGTTGCAGAAGCATTAGAAGGAACAACCGCTTGGTATATGGGCAATAAACCTTTATTAAAGTTATATAGAAATTTAATGTTGTTTCCAAAAGCAACATCACAGGTAGCTAAAACAGTTTTATCTCCTGTTACACACATGAGAAACTTAATTAGTGCGGGATCGTTTGCTACAGCAAATGGTGTATTACCTATAATTCCAGTTAGACCTGGTGATTATGCAATATTTGGTAAAGCTGTTAAAGATTCTTTTAGTGCTTTGTCTAAGAAAAATGCATTAGCTAATCCTAAAGCAGCACAAAATGCATATGATGAATTGTTAGAGTTAGGTGTTGTAAACTCAAATTTAAGACTTGGAGACGTTACAGGTTTGTTAGAAGATACAGGTATACTTCAGGGTAAAATGTTAACAGATCAGGCTTTTTCTAAAGTATTAAACCCATTTAAAAAATTTTATAAAGCTGCTGAAGATGCATATGTTACAGAAGATGACTTTTGGAAAATAATTAATTTTAGTTCTGAAAAAGCAAAATTAATGAAAGCATATGGAGGTAAGATGCCTCAATTTAGAAATCCATTTACTGGTGCGGTAGAAACATTAAATCAGCGAGCAGCTAGAATTGTAAGAAACACAGTGCCTAACTATGATTATGTATCAGGATTTATTAAAAATTTAAGAGGTCTACCTTTTGGTAACTTTGTTTCTTTCCCTGCAGAAATAATTAGAACTGGTTTTAATATTGTAAAACAAAGTATTGATGAGATGGTAGATCCTGCAACAGGTAAGATATCAACAAACTCACCTACATTTAGTATAGGTTTAAATAGAGCAATCAATTCATTTATGACATTTGCAGGTGTCCCGTATGGATTATACGAAGGTATGAAAGCACTACATGATGTAACTGAAGATGAGATGAAAGCATTAAGAAAAATAGTTCCAGATTGGTCTAAAAATTCAGTTCTTTTACCTATGGGTAGAAATGATAAAGGACACTTACAATACATAGATTTTAGTCATGCAAATGCATACGATACTTTAATTAGACCAGTACAAACTGTATTAAATGCAGTGACCCAAGGAGAGCAAGATGCAGAAAAAATAACTTCATCATTGTTAAGAGGATCTGTAGAATCTGCTTTTGAAACTATGCAACCATTTGTAAGTGAATCTATATTCTTTGAAGCGTTTAATGATATTTTATCTAGAGGAGGGGTAAGTAAAACTGGTAAAAGAGTATTTGACCCTGATGAAAGTGTAGGAGATAAAGTTTACAAATCTATGTTACATATAGCACAAACACAAATACCAGGTAGTGGCCCACAATTGTTGAGATTACTTCGTACTCAAGCAGACGAGGAAAGTGATATCATAAAACAATTTGATAAGTATGGTCAAGATTATATGTTCAATAATGAAGTATTTGGTTTATTTGGATATAGAGTAGTAGAATCAAATCCTGATAGATCCGTTCCTTATTTTATAACTGCATACAGAAAGACAGTAGATAGAACTAAAGGCCCTATTAACAGTTTAATTTATAGAGGTGGTGAGGTCACGCCTTTTGATTTAACAGAAGCAGTCATTGAAGCAAATAAAAGAAAATATAAATTAGATAAAAAATTTTATCAACAAATACAAGCGTTAAAAGAATTAGGAGTTGATGAAAGAATTTTAAATAAACAAATAAAAAGAATTAGAGGTAGAACACAAAGGGCTGGCCTGTTATCTGGTAAGTTTACACCTATTAGATTATCGTCTCAAGATATAAACGTAATAGTTAATACAGCTAGAGAGAAAGGATTTAATAATCCACTGCCAACTTCTCTAAGAACCATTAATAAATTTATATCTGATGTAAGTTCTATTCCTTTAAATTTGGAAAGTTTAGAAGAGGAAACACAAGTAGATGATTTTTTAAATGACATAAAAGATAGAACTAAAGGAGAAAGTTCATTTATACCTAGTATATTTAAACAGGATTTAAACACGGCAATGCCTACAAATATAGGTAATAGACCCTTAAATGTAAACCCATTATCAGGGTTGACACAAACACAAGAACTTTTATTATCACCAGAAGAGAAGTTAATAGCTTCAAGAAAATAATTATGGCAATAGAACCGAAAACAACAAGAGAACACATAGTAGCGTTATATGGTTATATAACGGGTGTAAGAAAAGATATTACTACAATTAAAAATAATCATCTCAAACATATACATGCAGATGTCGAGAAGTTGGGTGGTAAGATAGACAAGATCTATTGGGTTCTCTTAGCAGCAGCGGGATCTGCAGCACTTTTTGCAATAGGATTAGTATTTAAATAATGAATCTTTCACGTAACTTTACTCTTCAAGAGTTAATTAAATCAGATACAGCTATTAGATTGGATATCAACAACAATCCAAATTCAGGTCAGATAGAAAAACTAAAAGCACTTTGTGAAAATATTCTTCAACCCGTACGTGATCACTTTGGTAGAGTAAAAGTAACTAGCGGGTTTCGTTCAGAACAGCTCTGTCTAAAAATAGGTAGCTCTGTAAATTCACAGCATGCAAAAGCAGAGGCGGCGGATTTTGAAGTGATGGGCACAGACAATGCTGAGTTAGCTGATTGGATTTATGCAAACTTAGAATTTGATCAATTGATATTAGAGTTCTATACTCCTGGTGAGCCGAACAGTGGATGGATACATTGCAGCTATACCACTGACCAACCAAGAAAACAATTCTTGCATGCATACAAATCAGAAGGAAAAACTAAATATAAACCTGTAATTGGAAAAGCAAAAGATTTAGTTTAACGACAAATACATCCATACAAATCACCACTACCATCTTTCATAACGTGAGCATTGATAGGATAATCATAGTAAGTTGTTAAATGTAGTCTAAGTATATCACAAAGATCAAAACAATCCACTTCACTTAACAGTTCTATTCCTTTTGTCATCTCTTTTGTAACTTCAACTAAATGATATAATTCATCGCTTAATAATATTAAATCCATTCTCTTAAATCTTCACCCATTATTTCAGTAGCTATATTAACCTTACTTCTTAATGACTCAACAATCTTCTCATCTACAGTATCATCTGCTAACATATCAATATAAGTAACATTGTTTTTTTGACCAATACGATGCGCTCTGTCTTCTGATTGTAATCTTTTTTCTAGGTCATAACTATTAGAATAATATATAACAGCTTTAGCTTCTGTTAGTGTTATACCATAGCCACCCGTTTGTGGATTACCTATAAAGAAACGAACCTTAGAGTTTGGATCTTGAAATTTTTTTATATTATCCTGTCTTTTATCAGCGTTTATTGCACCATAATAAGTAACAATGGATTCTTTTCCATACTTTAAGTTACCCTCTTCATCCTTTTCATGAGAGATAGCTTTTATAATATTTTGAATATCATGAACATAGTTAGCCCAAATAATTACCTTGCCATCAATGTCTTCAATTAAATTAAGTAGGTCTTTTATTCTATTGTTTTTTAACTCTATTACCTCATCATTATCAGTTTTCATATGACCACAAGTTATCTGATGTAATCTCATTAACTGTGTTAATACTGTGCTAGTTGACATAACTTTAGAGTTTAGTTCTGCGAGGGCCGTGGTTCGCATTTGATCATAAAGTTGTCTTTGTTCTTTAGTTAATTCTACTCTGTGTTTTATAAATAATTTTTTAGGTAAGTCCAAGCAATCCTCCTTTAATACTCTAAATGAAAATGGTTTAATACTACGTTCTAGTTCTTCTATTCTTTGATAACCAGCAACTAGCTGGATAGATCTACCGTTGATTAATACTCTACGCATTATCGCGTATCTATTTCTAAAAGATACATAAGAAAAAAAGTTTAATAAAAATGGATCAAGAAAATAACATTGACTAAACAAATCTAATGGAGATTTAGTTACAGGAGAACCTGTAAGTATTCTACGATACACTGCACCATCAGCAATTTTAATTACGTTTTTAGTTCTAGCAGCACCTGGGTTTTTTATTGTTGTGCTTTCGTCTATGGCCATCATAGCTTTGTGTGTTCTTAAAAACTTTTGCGCAGCATCCACACCTTTTTGAGTAGACAATGCTTCAACATTCATAATAAATATATGCAAATCATCATCAACTTTTAATAAATTTTCGTATTGTTTTTTAAATTTTTTAGTATGGTTTGGTTGCCACATAACCATTTTATGTTTTACATGAGCAGGCATATGCGTTGGTATCTCTTCTGAATACCAATTTTTATATACACCTTTAGGTGCTATAATTAATGCACCATCTATCTTTCCGTTGTCATACAATATAGAAATGTTATCTATTAATACCTTAGATTTACCTGTACCCATTTCCATAAACAACGCAAAATTTTTTTCAAAAGCACTTCTTTCAAGCGCAATTAATTGATGCTCAAACGGTTTAGTTTTAAATTTATATTTAAACATTTTTTCTTTCTTGTATTGACATATAATTTACGATGTATTATATGTCAAGTAGAAATGACAGAAAGTTTAGCAAAAGCATTGAACGATAAATTTCAAAACAAATCTATTGTTTATGTAATTCAAGCAGTACCTGGAACACGTGACGGTGCACCAAAAATAAATATTGTTGGAGCACAAGAGTTTGGCGAAATTAAGGTATTGTTAGATGAGGACAAACAAATAATGTTTAGTCCTGCACCTATGATTAGAAAAATGAAAAGGATGTTAAAAGACTTTTCAGATGATGATTACTTGTTATTAACAGGTGATCCTGCTATGATAGGTGTAGCTTGTTCTATTGTTTCTGAAACGAACAATGGTAAATATAAACTTTTGAAATGGGACAGGCAAGAAAGACAATACTATCCTATTTCAATTAATATGTATGAAAGAGGTACAGATGAGTAAAGAAAGTAATATGGAAAAACTTTGGGAACAAGACCAAAGTGATACTCTGCAAGAAGGTGGTGGTGACCTAGCAGAGTTAAATAAGAAAGTAAAAAAGTTAGAAGGATATGAGGATAAGTTAGAGCAACTTGTAGAAGAAGTTGACAAGTTAAAAGCAGAAATAAAAAAGATTTCTTACGAAGAAATACCAGACCTTCTGGCTGAAAAAGGTATAGAAAAACTGACACTACACGACGGAACTGTAGTTGAAGTAAGAAAAGTAATTAACGCATATCTACCTAAAGCGGATAAGGATCCCGAAGGTAGAGAAAAAGCGTTTAACTGGCTTCGAGATAACGGCCATGGTGATATTATTCAAAACAATATCACAGTTTCCTTTGGTCGTGGCGAAGATAACAAGGCAGTGGAATACGCTAGCCTTGCACAGCAAAAAGGTTATTTACCTACGCAAAAGGTAGATGTTCATAACCGAGTCCTTGTTGCTGCATTTAGGGAGCGCCTTGAAAAAGGACTTGAGGTGCCTTCCGAACTATTTAACATGTTTGTAGGAAACCAAACCAAAATAAAGAGGAGTAAATAACAATGAGTCAAGAAGCAATGACAGATACTAGTGAAAAGAAACTAGCGAAAAAAGAAGCAAATCTGCCTAGTGAACTTACTGCAATGTTTGAAGCAGATGCAGGTATGGGCATGGAGAATGTAGGATCAGAAGATGTTAAGATTCCATTTTTAAGAATCTTACAAGATCTATCTCCACAAGTTAAAGAGGGCAAAGGGGAATACATACAAGGTGCAAAACCTGGTATGATTATTAACTCTGTGTCTAAAAAACTTTACGATGGCAGAAAAGGTATCAATGTTCTACGATGCTATTACAAAAGAGAGTTCGTAGAGTGGCAAGATAGAGGTAAAGGTGACAGCGCACCTGTCGCTACATATCCTGCTAACAGTGATATCATAACAAAAACAACTAGAGATCAGTTAGGAAAAGATAGATTACCTAGTGGTAACTATCTATCTAATACTGCTAATCACTATGTGTTGATGTTAGATGGTAATATGGTTACTGAAAGTGCCTTGATAGCAATGTCATTTTCACAGCTTGTAAAGAGTAGAGAGTGGAATACCATGATCACAAGTAACAAGCATATGAAAAAAGATGGCAGTATCATAAAGCCGCCTGCTTTTAGTCATGTTTACAATTTAAAAACTGTCTTACAATCAAACAGTAAGGGTGAGTTTTATAATTGGAGTATTACAAAAGTTGGGCCATTGACAGATCCAAATGCTTACAAAACTGCAAAAGAATTCTCAGAGGGTGTCTCTAAGGGTGCAGTTAGTGCTAAGTACGAAGAGGATAAGGTCAGTGAATCAACATCTGATTCACCATATTAAACGAATCCTAGGTAGTGGGCGGTTAAGCGAGAGTGGATCCGCCCACTTTTATATATGGTAGAGAAATTTATAGAAATATTTCAAGGCTTACGTCTTGGTTATGGTTTAACTAAACGAGGGAATGTATCCGAACAGGGTAAGGTAGAGTCAAGTCATCGTTGGGTTGAAAAAGAATTAACAAAAGAAATAGTACAGGGTCATCTTGATGGCACTGGAGATAATTTAGGTATTGTACCAATCAATGAAGAAAATAAATGTAAGTGGGGTGCAATAGACATAGACGAATACACATTTAATCATAAAGAATTTACACAAAGAATGAGAGATTTAAAGATACCTCTCATTGTTTGCAGGTCAACAAGTGGTGGAGCACACCTATATTTATTCACAAAAGACTTTGTAGATGCAAAAGACATGAGACAAACCTTATTAAGTCTTACAGCATCACTTGGACTTGTAACTAGAAAAGATAAAATATTTCCACAGCAAACTAAAATTAACGTAGAGACAAACGATAGGGGTAACTTCTGTAGTCTACCATACTACAAGCATAAAACAGGTACTAAATACGCTATTAATGATGATGGTTCTGCTGCTAGTTTAGAATCATTCTATTCTATGTATGAAAAATATGGCGTAGAACCTACAAAATTATCTGAAATAAAAGTAGAATTAAATGACAATGCTAAAGCAGTATCTAATGGGCCACCTTGTTTAGAGGTTCTTTGTTCACAAGGCTTTCCGCAAGGGACTAGAAATAATGGACTATATAATATTGGAGTGTATTTAAAAAAATCTGCACCCGATGAGTGGGAGAATTTAATAGAGGATTACAATAGAAAATATTTAAATCCACCACTTAGTAATGCAGAAGTAGAGAATGTAAAAAAATCATTACGTAAAAAAGATTATAATTATGGGTGTAATGAACAACCAATAAATTCTTTTTGTAATAGAGAAGTATGTAGGACAAGGAAACATGGTATTGGATATGGTAATACAGCGCTACCTGAAATAAGCAACCTAACAAAAATAAATCATAAGCCACAACCACAATGGTTTGTTAATGTTGATGGAGAAAGATTAGAATTAGAAACAGACGATTTACAAATACAAGCTAGATTTAAAAAAGCATGCATGGAACAATTAAATATGATTATACCTAGAGTATCAGATAGACAGTGGGATACTTTGTTAAGAGTTTTGTTTTCAGCAATACAGATAATTGAACCACCTGAAAGTTTATTAATTAAAAATCAGTTAGAAGATTTGATTGAAGACTTTGCAGTTAGAAGAGCACAAGGTAGACAAAAGAGTGATATACTTCGAGGGGTGCCATATACTGCTGATGGTGAAACCATGTTTAGATGGAAAGATTTAAAAAAATTTTTAGAAAGACAGAAATGGTCATTTGATATTAGAAAGACAGGTTCAATGATAGAAGATATATTTAGTACAACAGAAAAAACTTTAAACATAGACGGTAAGAGAGTTAGAGTGTGGGTAATGAAGGCTATGGAAAAACAAAATGCTACCTTTGATAAACCAAAGTATAAAGAAGAGGATGCATTTTAATGATTACAATAATACTGGGCCCACCTGGTACAGGTAAAACAGAAAAATTATTATCACTTGTCGAAGAATACCTATCAAAGAAAATACATCCAAGTAGGATAGGTTACTTTGCTTTTACAAGAAAGGCTGCAAACGAAGCATTATCAAGAGCGATGCATAAATTTAATTTGTCAGAGGATGATCTTCCATATTTTAGAACACTACACTCACTTGCATTTAGAAGATTATCAATAAATAAAAATCAAGTTATGAAAAAATTTCACTATCAAGACCTTGGAAAAAAACTAGGTTTTTCAGTAGCTTACGCATCATATCAAGATGATTTCGGTGGATACTTTTCATCGGATAGTGATTACTTAAATTTAATATCTCTTGCTAGAGTTCGAGGGATACCTGTTGAAGAACAGTTTGATTTAAATGAACACGAAGCAGATATAGAGAGAGATAAACTAATTATCATAGCCAATGAACTTGAGAGATATAAAAAAGAAATAGGTTTGATTGATTACACAGATATGATTTTAAAATTTACACAAAAAGATGTGGCACCAAAGTTAGATGTTATGTTTATAGATGAAGCACAGGATCTTAGTTTGTTACAATGGAAGATGGTCAAACAAATGTGGAGTAAGTGTGATCAGGTATTTGTAGCAGGAGATGATGATCAAGCTATATTTAGATGGGCAGGAGCAGATGTTGATTCGTTCATAGCATTGAAAGGAAAAACAATAGTGTTAGATCAGTCTTACCGTGTACCTTCAGGTGATATACACAACTTATCAATTGGTCTAGCAAATAGAATTGCAAACAGACGTGATAAAATATGGAAACCAAAAAGTTCAGAAGGAGTATTACGGTATCATGGTGACATACAACAACTAGATATGTCATCGGGTGAGTGGTTAGTATTAGCTAGAACAAAATATTTATTAGAAGATACTAAAGATTTTTGCGAGGAGCGTGGTTGGTATTATAATTTTAAAAATGAAAAATCAATAAACGAAGATACTTTCAAAGCTATAACAGATTGGGAACATTGGCGTAAAGGTCAAGAATTAAATTATGATTCTGTAAAAAATATTTATGGACACATGAGTTCTAATAAAATTAATCAAGCACATAAATTAGGAAAGACATTACTAAAAGAACAAACATATATTATTGAAGATTGCATGAATGATTATGGATTAAAGACAAAAGATGTTTGGTATGAATCGTTGGATGAGATTGATTTTAAAACAAAAGAGTATATAAGAGCAATGAGAAGAAATGGAGAATTATTGAAACAAGAACCTAGAATAAAATTATCAACCATACACGGTATGAAAGGAGGTGAATGTGATAATGTTGTACTGTTAAGTGATCTTACAGAAAACACAATGCGTAACTTTGAAAAAACTCCAGACGATGAGAATAGATTATTTTACGTTGGAGCAACAAGAGCAAAGAAACAATTACATGTTGTTGAACCAAAATCATTTGACATGAGTTATCCAATATGACAAACAAAGATATATTCGACGAAGCATTTCCAGACGACAAACAAGTCGGAGGATCTCATTACAAACAGTTTATTATTCAGCCATGGACATTTATAAGAAAGAATGGCCTCAACCCACTTCAAGCAAATATAATAAGATATGTATGTAGATACCTTACAAAGGGTAAAGCAATTGAAGACTTAGAAAAAATAAAACACTACTGTGATTTAGAGATAAGTCATTTAAAAGAAGAAGAGGAGAAGAAAAAGAAATGAGAGGATTACAACAACCTTTGTTCGCACCACAAACAGAATGGGTGCCACCTTCAGAATTTAAAGATTTAAATGGCTACGATGAAATAGCAATTGACTTAGAAACCTGCGATCCAAACATCAAGACACGTGGTTCGGGGTCAGTGGTTGGTGATGGTAAAGTAGTTGGTATCGCTGTAGCAACTCATGATTGGTGCGGTTACTTTCCATTTGATCACTTAGGTGGTGGTAACTTAGATAGAAACAGAGTTCTGTCATGGTTTAAAGATGTTTTAAAAACACCCTCTACAAAAATATTTCATAATGCAATGTACGATGTCTGTTGGATAAGAGCCATGGGCTTACAAATAAATGGTGACATAGTAGATACAATGATAGCCGCTAGTCTTATTGACGAAAATAGATATTCTTACAACCTAAACGCTATATCTTATGAATTTTTAAAAGAGAGAAAAAGCGAAGTAGAATTAAACAATGCAGCAAAGGAGTGGAGTTTAGATCCAAAAGCAGAGATGTGGAAACTACCTGCGATGTATGTTGGTAAGTATGCAGAGAAAGATGCTGAACTTACATTTAGACTTTGGACAATATTTAAAAATGAAATAAGAGAACAAGATTTACAAAATGTATTTGATTTAGAAAAAGAAGTTTTCCCCTGTCTTGTGGATATGAAGTTTAAAGGAGTTCGCGTTGACGTTGAAAAAGCGAATCAAACGAAGAATCAACTAGCAACAAAAGAGAAACAAATTTTATCGAATCTTAAAAAAGAAACAGGTATTGATGTAGAGATATGGGCTGCAGCTTCTATTGCAAAAGTATTTGATAAATTAAAACTACCTTATGATAGAACTGAAAAATCAAAGGCACCAAGTTTTACGAAAAATTTTTTACAAAATCATTCTAATCCTTTGGTTAAACAAATAGCACAGGCTAGAGAAATAAACAAAGCGCACACAACTTTTATAGATACTATATTAAAGCATGAGCATAAAGGTAGGATACATGCAGACATCAATCAACTTAGATCAGACCAAGGAGGAACTGTAACAGGTAGATTTAGTTATTCTAATCCAAACCTACAGCAAATCCCTGCAAGAAATAAAGATTTAGGGCCATTGATCCGATCGTTATTTATACCTGAAGAGGGGTGCAAGTGGGGTTGTTTTGACTACTCGCAACAAGAGCCGAGGTTGGTGGTTCATTATGCATCGTTACAAAAATTGTTAGGAGTTGAAGATGTGCTAGAAGCATATAAAGATGGTGACGCAGACTTTCATACAATCGTTGCTGAAATGGCAGAGATACCTAGAACACAAGCAAAAACAATTAATCTTGGTTTGTTTTATGGTATGGGTAAAAATAAATTACAAGCAGAGTTAGGTGTTAGTAAGTCTAGAGCAGAAGAACTATTTCAACAATACCATAACAAGGTTCCTTTTGTTAGAGAATTAATGGATGCTGTTTCTAGAAGAGCGCAAGATTCTGGTAAGATAAGAACTCTTTTAGGTAGACGTTGTCGTTTTCATCTATGGGAACCTAACCATTTTGGTCTACATAAACCTTTACCTCATGACGATGCACAAAGAGAATATGGCCCAGGAATTAAGAGAGCAATGACATACAAAGCATTGAATAGATTAATACAAGGTTCAGCTGCAGATATGACTAAAAAGTCAATGGTTGATTTATACAAGGAAGGTGTAATTCCTCATATACAAATACATGATGAATTAGATGTCTCCATAGAAACAGATGAACAGGCGAAAAAGATAATTGAAATTATGGAGAATGCTGTTAATCTAGAGGTTCCTAATAAAGTAGATTACGAACACGGAAAAACTTGGGGAGATATATATGATTAAAAAATACTATGATAAATTTATGGTATGGCAATTACACAATAGAAGAGAAATAGTTTTCTTTGCTGTTGGTTTTATTGTTGGTGCTATTATAATATAATGATCTATGGCATATTTAAATGTAAATATACCACCTACATATGCACAGATAAAAAGAGAATATTTATATGATCTTAAAAAACATCATGGAGAAGTTGAAGATTGTATTATCTTCGGTCTATCTGCACTTACGGGAAGGGCCATATTATTTCATGCTATTATGGAAAACGGTGCAATATTTTATCGCTTACCAATTAGCGCGTTTATTCAAAAGGGATTTGAGCCATCCAGAGTGCCCACAAGACGACTTGATGAACTTCAGCTTTGGAATTGTTTCAGTTATTATCCTTCTGTCAATCGTTGGGATATTTTAGACGGACAAGCGGGTAAATACATAGGTAAAGACAAAAAATGGCATTCAGGTAAGTATTTATTTACTGTTGACTTTGCACATCCAGAGTCTAATATATTAGATACCGATCATTCGGAGATACCGCACGAACATAAGTGCGCACACATAATTGCGTTAGATGATGGCAATTTTGCAGCACAACCAAACAACAGATGTATATGGGACATACCATCTTTTACAGTAAAGGATGAAACTCCTGATTGGAAAGTGCAAACGAATGAGTGGAACGTAGAAGATAGTAAGGCTTGGCGTACAGAAGATACGGATAAGTTCTTTTATGAGATTGAGGAGAAGAAAAAATGAGTTTAAATCTTTGCAATCTATGTGGACATGCACATCGTGGGGCAATGTTATGTTCTATTTGTGGATGTAACTTAGAGCCTTTAGTATTAAAGGAGGATAATATGTTAAAAAAAATTTGGAAAAAAATTAAAAGTTGGTTTTGGGGATAATAATGGAGACGGCCAGGATGAATTACTACTTTACAGGTTTACTGATCGTAATGTTAACTCTCCTGGCTTTCTGCGGAGGCCCACATGTCCAATAAACCTTTAACAATATCTGAATCTGCCGCTGTGCAGATGCCAATGAAGACGGTTGCCAGTCTGATAATTATCGTGGCACTCGGCACCATGGGTTACTTTCAGATGGTTGAGAGGTTAAACATCGCTGACACCAAGATTAAGATAATGGAACAGGATGTAGAACAGAACACAGAGTTCAGAATAAAATGGCCACGGGGCCAAATGGGATCACTTCCCGCGGATTCTGAGCAGTACATGATGTTGGAGGATTTGTACAAGACTACCGATCGTATCAACAAACATATTGAGGACATGGCTTTAAATAAAGTGAACATCGAATTTTTAACAAAGCAAATGGATAAAGTTTTGGTAGATATTGAAAAATTAAAAGATGCAAATAGAGAGATAAAATACAATGGCAACGGGACGAATCACTAAAAAAGTTTTAGATTACATAGCTGAGATGAACAGAACAGCTAAACAAATGAGATTTGTAAAAGATTTAAAAAAAGAA